GATGATAAGACTAAAAATTTAATTATAGGAAAATTACAACAGATGGCAAAACAAATTAACGATTTATATGGTAAGGGTATATATCCCACTCTTAGTATTGATGCTCTTAAATCAATAAATCGAGATGTATCTTTATATATAACTGGAGAAGAAGCTATTGAAAATATAGCCCCTGCTCCTTTTTTTATACCTTTTAATCTATCATTAACAATGACTGGGTTATCTGGTATGGTAAATTATGAACGATTTGCTATTACTGAAGACATTCTTCCATATAGTTATCGTTCGGGAGATCAAGGAGGAGTAATTGACTTTTTAATTAAAGGTGTTTCTCATTCAATTAAAGATAATAAATGGACTACTAAAATTGAAAGTTTAAGTGTTAGCTCAAATAGAAAGAAAAAATAAATGCCTTATTATCCCGCAAATAAAATCCAAACTAATTTATTTTCTAATGGAGAATTAATTAGATTATCTGATCTAACAACATATGTGGGACCATACTATAAATTATCAAATGGGCAAGCATTTGCTGGAAAAGACCCTCAAGTTTTTAGATACCCGCAAGAATTAATAATTTCTGAGCCAATTACTCTTCCATTAGGTCCTTTAGCTCCACGAGAAGTTTTTACTGAAATACGAACTTCATTTAACACTACTGCTTTAACAAATACATATAAAAGCAATTTAAAAGAAACCCCAACAACCCAAAAAATACCTGTTCCTTTTTATCCTGACCCTGATGACCAAGATTATCAAGTGGGATATTTTACTAGATATTTTGCTAAACAAGTTAATGATTATAAATTTATAGAAATTAATCAAAAAACTTTTAAAAGTTTATTCTCTCACAATGGAGAATATTTATGGCAATTATACAATGTTACTTCATTACCTTGGCAAATTAGTGGTAATAAAGAAAAAGTAGCTATTACTAATCGAAATATAATTAAATTAGAAGAGCAAAATAATTTTAAAGGATTATCCCAATTTTTAAAAGAAAATTATTTAAAATATTATCAATTTACTAATGCTTCTAATCTATATACTGCTGGGGGAGAATATAAAACAGCTGATGGAAAAAATTATATAGGGTATTACCATATTCACGATAAAACAGGTCCTATGGTTGGTGCTACTCACACTAAAGAACCTCACGGACTTTTATTTCCTATAAACGAAAATATCTCTACTAAACATAATCAACCCTCTCAAATGAAAACCCAAACAACTAGTAGTTATACTCCACCAAGTAGTTATACTCCACCAAGTAATTATTCACCACCTTCAATAGGAGGAGGTGGTATGGGAGGAGGTGGTGGTGGAGGTTATTAAATTTGGAATCATAATTTTTAATTCATACATTTATGAAATGAATTAAATTTATGTTCTATATAGTTGAAACTCAAGAACAATTAAACAGGTTTTGTTACCAAAATTATAAAGAGGCATTTATTGAAATAATACCTTTTAACGACAACATCCACCCTGCCCTCAATTATATTTCCTTAATTTACATAAGACCCTTAAATGATACTAAAGGATATATGTTGTGTATTGACCACAATGAATCTTTATCCTTATCTTTAGAAGAAGCCACAAGAGCTCTCAGCTCAATAGAAAAAATATATGTGACAGACAAGAAATTATTTTTATATTATTTTGTGATGAGACATGCCCATCAACTCCACACCCCTCCTCCTCCTCCGTATATACATCTTCCTGTATTTGACCTATATAAATCACATTCATCTCCTAACCGCCTTATCCCTATTTCTAAACATTACGAAAAACATACTCATATTTACAATCAAATTAAAGACTTTACTCCTGTTAGTGAATTTAAAGATTTAACAATAAAATGTTTCTTTTACATCGAATCTCAAGGCATATATGTTAATCAATCTGTATTCGACACCTATTATGAAAAATATGAGACCTTGCGTAATATACACTATAATACGATATATACACAATATAACTTGAATACTACCACAAGCCGACCAAGTAACACTTTTAATGGTATTAATTTTTTAGCTATTCCAAAAAATAATGGGGCCCGAAAATCATTTATACCCAAAAACTCTAAATTCATAGAAATAGATATTTCGGCTTATCATCCTGCTTTGGCTGCTAACTTAGTTGATTTTGATTTTGGTGATAGTGATATCCATAATGCATTCGCCAAAATGTATGGTGTTTCTTATCAAGAAGCTAAAACAATCACATTTCAGCAAATGTATGGCGGTGTATTTGAAGCATACAAAGATTTGGAGTTTTTTAAAAAAATTGGATCATATATAAACGATAAATGGGAAGAGTTCAATAACTTGGGGCAAGTTATCGTACCAATTTCGGGTCATTGCCTTAAAAAGGATAAATTAGAAAACATGAACCCGCAAAAGCTTTTCAATTATATTTTACAAGGGTTGGAGACCGCAAATAATGTTCGTATATTGGAATCGATGATTCGATTATTACGAGGAAAAAACACACAGATTGTATTATACACTTATGATGCTTTTTTATTGGATTGGGATGAATCAGAAGACATTTTAAATGATATTTTAAACATTTTTAAACAAAACGGGTTACAAACAAAAATAAGTTATGGAAAATCATATAATTTTGCATAATTATGATAATATTTATGAGGGAGAAACCTCATTAAATATTACAGATTTGGATAATAAATTATTGTGCACATTCGTAGATCAAAAAAATCTAGAAGCACTCATATCAAATATAATTTCATCTTATACTGTAAAGTATAATAAGATATTTGCTTTACATGTTAAAAGTACTGGAGAGTATGCACTGACATATAATATAGAAAATGGTAATATGGCATTTATACCACCAAACACCATATTAGTTCATCGAAACAAGGCAAGCAATACGCTGTACACGATTAATGCGCTAAATGAACTTATAAAATCATTAAATGGCGGTATTGTAGATACAAATTATAGGGTAGAATGGCAACACTATAAAAATAGTATTTTATTGACACAGGAGGGACAATTTAAACAATTGAATACGAAGATTTTTAAAATTGTTGAAATTTAGCTTGGAAAAGCAAAAATTAGTTATTACATTTAATCATTAACCAAAAATTTTAAAGTTATGGATATTAACGAAATGAAACGTCGATTGCAAGAATTGCAATCAAAATCAACTGAGAAATCAGATGAAAAAAAGAAGGTGTTTTGGAAACCTTCTATTGGTAAACAAATGGTTCGTATTGTACCCAATAAGTACAATAATAAAAATCCGTTTACCGAATTGTATTTTTACTATGGAATTGGTAACAATACAATGTTGTCACCTATAAACTGGGGAGAACGAGATCCAATTGCTGAATTCGCTAGAGAACTTCGTAAAACTAGCGATAAGGAAAATTGGAGATTGGCTCGCAAATTGGATGCAAAAGTCCGTATTTTTGCTCCGGTTGTTGTTCGTGGTGAAGAAGATCAAGGTGTTCGTTTGTGGCAATTTGGTAAAGAAACCTATATGGATTTCTTGAATTTAGCTGATAACGAAGACGTAGGTGATTTTACAGATGTTGCAATTGGCAGAGACATTATCTTGACAACGGTTGGACCTGAAACTACAGGTACACCATACAACAAGACAAGTATTATGCCTCGCACTAAAGAAACCTCAGTTTCTGATAATGAAACATATGTAAAAAGTATTTTGGAAAATCAACCTAATCCAATAGAATCCTTTAGAAGGTATTCATTTGAGGAAATGAAAACGGCTCTTCAAACATGGTTGGCTCCTGAAACTGAAGATGAAGAAACATCATCTTCTGCTCCTGAAAAACCAGCTACAAATTATGCTACTAAAAATGCTCCAAAAGCAAATAAAGCAGAAAAATTTGATAGCTTGTTTGATGAGGATACTGAACATAACTCTGACGATCTTCCATTTTAAATTAGAAAGCATTTATGGCTCGTAAAAAAAGCGAATCGCTAACGGCGGCAGTATCCGCCGAACTTAGATCAGGATTTGATTTGAATAAATTTAAATCCAAAAAAATGCTTAATTCAAGTGTTAAATTTAAAGATCAAAGATGGATTCCTTTGAGCCCTGCTTTCCAAGCAACAACATCTGTACCAGGTATTCCGATGGGCCACATAGTTTTATTACGTGGTCACTCGGACACTGGTAAAACAACAGCGATGATTGAAGCCGCAGTATCAGCCCAAAAAGTAGGGGTGTTACCTGTTTTTATTGTTACTGAGATGAAATGGAATTGGGAACATGCAACTCAAATGGGATTACAGGTTGAGCGTATTGTAGATGAAACAACAGGTGAGTTGTTAGATTATGAAGGTAATTTTTTATATATTGATAGAGAAAATCTTCATACAATTGAAGATGTAGCAGCATTTATATTAGATTTATTAGACGAACAGAAGAAAGGCAATCTTCCGTATGATTTGTTATTTTTGTGGGATTCAATAGGTTCTGTACCATGTGAACTTTCAATTAAATCTAATAAAAATAACAATGAATGGAATGCGGGCGCAATGTCAACCCAATTTGGTAACAATGTAAACCAAAAAATTACTTTATCGCGTAAAGAATCATCACCTTACACAAATACATTAGTATGTGTTAATAAAGTTTGGACGGCTAAAGCCGAAGTTCCTATGGGGCAACCTAAACTTATGAATAAAGGTGGATTTGCAATGTGGTTTGATGCAACATTTGTTATTACATTTGGCAATGTAGCCAATGCTGGAACTAGCAAAATTAAAGCTATTAAAGATGGCAAACAAGTTGAATTTGCTAAACGTACTAATGTTCAAATTGATAAGAACCACATTAATGGTGTTCAATCAAGAGGCAAAATTATTATGACTCCTCATGGTTTTATTAGTGATTCTGATAAAGAAATCAAATCATATAAAGATGAGCATGCGACTGAATGGAGTACAATACTTGGTGGAATAGACTTTGATATCTTCGAAGAAGAGGATACATTCGAATCAACCAATATATTCTCTCAAGAACCAGATTAAATATGAATAAAGAATTATTAAAACTCCTTGATAATGTAAATAAAGGAGATGAAAATTTATCCTTTGATAAACATAATCATGTATTATTAATAGATGCATTAAATCTATTTTTTAGAAATTTTACAACAATGCGTTTTACAAATGCTGAAGGGGTACATATTGGTGGAATGGGGGGTTTTATACGTTCTTTAGGATATTTAATTGATTTAACAAAGCCGTCTTCTGTTTATATAGTATTCGACGGAGCAGGTGCTTCTACAAATAGAAGAAACCTGCTCCCCGAATACAAATCTGGTCGAAACTTAACACGAATTACACATTGGGAAGTATTTGATAATGTAGATGATGAAAATGATGCTAAAGTTGGGCAAATATCGAGATTAATACATTATTTACAATGTTTACCTGTTAAATTATTATCAATACATAAAGCAGAGGCAGACGATATTATAGCTTATATGTCAAAATATATGCCCGAAAAGCATAATACTAAAGTAACAATAGTTTCTTCTGATAAAGATTTCTTACAGCTTGTTAATTCAAAAGTTGATGTGTATCGTCCCATAGAAAAAGAAATATTTTCATATCATCAAGTAAAAGAAAAATTTGGATTAATACCTGAAAATTTTATATTACGTAAAGTGCTCTTAGGTGATGCTTCTGATAAAGTATCTGGTATAAAAGGATTAGGTGAAAAAGGATTATTAAAAAAGTTTCCTGAGTTGACTAATCAAGCACTTACATTAGAAGATATTTTTGAGATAGCAGAATCAAAATATAAACAACACGATGTATATGCCCGAGTAATTTTAGAAAGAAATAGATTAGAACAAAATTATAAAATTATGGATTTATCTAACCCATTACTAGATGATAATGATAAAATCAATATTCAAAATACCATTGAAAACCCTATACCTGAATTTCATATTAAAGAATTTTTAGAATTGTATAATGAAGATGGGCTTGGGCACTTAATTAGAAATATAGATTTTTGGTTAAGAAATTGTTTTACAAATTTAACAAGTTATAAATAAAATAGTTATGACATTAAGTACTTTAGATAAATATGGAAATGCCTTTCAAATAAAAGTAATTTCTTGCCTATTAACAGATAAAAAATTTTTGATTAGTATTAAGGATGTACTATCAGATGAATATTTTTCAAATCAAGCACATAAATGGATTATTAAAGAAATATTAAAATACTTTGATAAATATCATACAACTCCTTCAATGGAGGTACTAAAAGTCGAATTAAAGAAAATCGACAATGAAATACTTCAAATATCTATCAAAGAACAACTTCGCGAAGCATACAAATCATCAGATGAAGATTTAGTATATGTTGAAGAGGAATTTTCAAATTTTTGTAAAAATCAACAACTTAAAAAAGCATTGCTTATAAGTGTTGATTATTTGAA